ACGTCCTTACCACGGACGAGAACTGTAGGAGAGCCTTCACGTATAAAGGCACCAGTTGAGTCATCAAACTGACCCAACAAATACAAATCAAAATCATCGGGATGCTTGTTCAATGGATTATCACCATTAGCACGATTAACCTCGTCAGTAAAGTCGCGAACCGCGACATTGCGATGAGGAACAAAAAAAGGACGGCTAAACACTTCGGCAGCTCGATCCTTAACACAAACTATAAATTGCAACATATATGACCTTTAAATTGTACGTTTTGATAATTGAACTCTAGATTCGCTAACATGTTGTCTAGCGATCTTTCGAACAGGAAGATTTTCGTATCGTTTCTGCTCTACTTCCAAATCGGCTCTCGCCGAAGAGCGAAACTGCATATCTAAACTCAAATCATGACCCAACTCCTTTAATAAAGTTTTATAGTACCTAGGGACTGGCGCCCTAGACCCTTGTGCGGTTATGACACTTCCAGTCGGAAAAACATCCGACATAAAGTAGTCATTGAACCACCCCTTACTAATGCCTTTCGACATTATTAAGAACTCTGGATTAGGAAATGTTATTTCCCCATCCTCTTTATTTACGTGTAACGGCAAAGGTGAGACCTTTTCAGATGTCTTAATTTTCTTTAGTATATATCTTGCGATATACGCCGCGCTCTCAAAATTAAGTGTACCGATTAGGTGGTTTCCCTGATGCCAATACCGAGTAACTGACTTAGATGTGTAAGTCCTGTCACCACCAGTAGCACGACCAAAAAGCACACGATCAATATCAAAGTCCACTCCAAACAAAGCAATATGAAAGTGGGGACGTCGGGTTTGTTCACCATACTCTCCAGAAGCTACGTAGCGGAACTTATACCCACCCTTACGAAGACGTTTAAAAAACTTTTGCAGATCAGCTTTAACAAGTTGACCATGCTTAGGTAAATGATCATCATCATATGTAAGGTTGAGCATACAAGACTTCTCGTGCATCATCTGTTCGTGGGTAATTCTTATCGCCCACTCCCGAGAATACGCAAGCCTGCATTCTATACATTGGCCACACTTAAGAGGACCATGGGTAGGATGAGACCAAAGAGAAGTACACACAAGACCTTAGAAACGTATACCGCCACGCATAGGAGCGTTGACAATGTTAGCCATTTGCGTACGACCGACATTATGTCGAAACTGCTTAGCAGAACTGTGTTTGTGTACAGGGGATCTATGTAAAGGTTTCATTTCATTCTCCTTAGAAGTTGGTGTCAATGGGTACAGTTACATCAAGTAGCGAACTGTACCATTATTCCGACTTAGACGTCGGTTCCGCAACAGAAACTTTCGTTTCTGCAACGGCTTGAGGAATAGCCAATCCCAAGCGAATCGCCTCTTCTTGATTTTCGGGATTACCGAAAAACTCGAGGAACTCTTGGGGACTATTATTAAATCTAGCGCGAATTTTTGCGTCCATACGCATAAAATTCTCATCTGCTTGACGAATAGTGTTCATAGCAGATTGAAAGTCAAAAACGCCTTCATAATCAATATACTGAGGCATGTTAACTGGATTAGGCATAACTCCAGACTTCATAAAACGATCAACAATCGTATTAATATCAGATTCTTCTTTAAACTGCTGTTGCGTCAAAGAAGGGTCTTCACACTTTAGACCAGTCTGGTCAGAAACAATATTCATATTGTAATTATGCGCGGAGCGCAAGAAAAATTTTTCAGTCATCTTCATCTCCTTTAAAAAATAACGAGCCATCACTTACGATTCAAAGCACGGAAAATATCAAGTAAACCTTTTACTTGATTATACTCGCGGCCTACATTACCAAGACCAGAAGCCGCTTCAACATCAAACGCACGTAATTGTTTTTCGAGCTTGTTAATCTCGGTTAAAACAATAGTATTATCAGTAATAGCAGAAAAATTATAAATCTGAGTTGACATTAAATCAATATTCTTACGAATTTGATTACCAATATCAGTAAGGTTTAAACCTTGTTTAACAAGGTTTTGATACTCAACCCTTAAATTATCGATAACAGCTCTAGCCTTGTCATTTTCAGTTTTTAAATTATTAATCTGCTGATTAGTAAGCTCAGTCTGTGAGCCTGATAAATATTCAGTCTGGGCGCCTGTCTGCTTAGCTTGCGCAGTAGTAGATCGAATATTAGCAGGAATTTGAGCAGAAGTAGCGGCCTGAGCCGCCCCAGACATAGGAGAGTGATAAGTAGCCATAGCACCAGAAGGGGAGCTTGCGCCCCCACCTTTAGTATAAGCAAGCATTGGATTCAAACCGGCAGATTCCATATCTTTCACTTGCCGTTGATAAGCAGTATTGGACATTCTTTCTTGAAAGTCCATTTGGGCTTGAGCATTACCTTGGTTAGCGGTATTAGTTTCTTGTTGACCAAGATAACCTAAACCGCCAACAGCTAATGTCGCCAAAGCAGCATCATCAAATCCAAACATATTAAAAATGATCTATTAAGCCAGGTACAGAGTACATAGGCAAAGGACGAGCAGCGTTAATATGAAAAAACGCATCCAATAAAAGTTGCTGACCATTAGCAGAAGCACCTACAGCCAAGTTACGCGACAAAGGCGGAGTGTCTTGGATAAATGTGCTATTCAAAGTAGGGAGACTAGTAAACTTTTGCGCATAATGCCAAGGGTCGATAGTGCCCGCACTAGTGGACTTAAAAAGACCAGTAATTTGCGATGGGTTGTAACGATACTCAGCCCATCTCTCTTGATAACCAAATACGTTGGAGTCATTAGAAGAACCGTCACAGAAAATCTCCTTATTCAAAATAGCTTGCTCACCGAGAGTGGCAAAAGCAGGAAAATAAAAATCATAACGAGTAGACCTAGACCAAAAACGTCTAATACCTTGTTGATAAGTAAGATCAGCTCTTACAGATATAAGACCAATAACATGACCATGTTCAACAAACGATTGAGTAAAACCATGGCCTTTAGCCATATAAGTACCAAAAGCGGCCAAATTACCCTGCGGAGTAGTTTGACCTGAAGCACCAGTACCAGTAGTTTGTGCAATAGGAGAAATATTAATAGGGGTAGAACCACCACCTAAATACTCGGGACGTTGCAAACGTGCATCTGGTGATGCAACCCCGAAATGAGCGCGAATAATCTCAGTATAACGAGTACCACCTCGAGCATCACGCTCTAACAGCTTTTGTATTTGAAAAGACTGACGAAGCTGATTAATAGTTGAAGCTGTAGCAGAACTTAAATCAGCATACAAACCAGAATCACCAGAAGTAACAACACCTGTTACACGATTAGCATAATTAGAACCAACAGGACCTGTACCAACAGTAGCACCTAAACTGCCAGAATAATTATATAAAGCAGAATTACCACCGGTGGCTAGACCACCATTAATAGTACCATCAGTTAAACCTAGAGCCTTGCCATTACCATAAACAGGAGCGGAAGTACCAATAGGAATAGTTACAGCAGTGCCGCCCTTTTGAGGCCAAGGCAAAGCAGAAGTAAAATAATCATGTCGCTTACCGCGACGTTTTAAAACATAATTAGTAGTTGGAGAAGAATCAGGGCCATCGCCCTTATCAACTACAGAAGAATTTTGCAAATTCTCATCACGAAACCACTGATTATAAATTAGATTATATGCCCTTATAGGCAATGCAGAGTGTGAAACCGTATTACTGTTGCCAACTTGCCCTGCAGTAGGCAGGCCAAAATAGTCTTGCAACGACCCAACTGCATAACCTCCAGTTGGGGAAACTTGCTGAGGTATAGAGTAGGAAATACTATCGGCAGGATTATCCTGCTCTCCCATAAACTTAACCCAATTGTTCCAAACCAAACGATTAGGTACAAAGAAAAAGAACGAGTCCAAATGGAGATTATCCATAACTGGGAATATCGGAGTGGCGAGACGACCGAACATAGTGACATTAACATTAAACGTATCACCTGGTAAAACCTCCTCACACATAATAGGAACAAGATAACCACTATCAAAAGTGGTTTTAAGAGTTTTCTGCATAGAAAACTTAGAACGCGGAATATCCGCTTTAGGAACCATAGCAAAACTATGAGAAGACGCAGACTTATTCGAAAACATAAATACTCCTTAAATAAAAAAGCACCCCCGAAGGGGTGCAAGGGTCAAGTGCCTGACTGGACTACGTCCTTACCACGGACGAGAACTGTAGGAGAGCCTTCACGTATAAAGGCACCAGTTGAGTCATCAAACTGACCCAACAAATACAAATCAAAATCATCGGGATGCTTGTTCAATGGATTATCACCATTAGCACGATTAACCTCGTCAGTAAAGTCGCGAACCGCGACATTGCGATGAGGAACAAAAAAAGGACGGCTAAACACTTCGGCAGCTCGATCCTTAACACAAACTATAAATTGCAACATATATGACCTTTAAATTGTACGTTTTGATAATTGAACTCTAGATTCGCTAACATGTTGTCTAGCGATCTTTCGAACAGGAAGATTTTCGTATCGTTTCTGCTCTACTTCCAAATCGGCTCTCGCCGAAGAGCGAAACTGCATATCTAAACTCAAATCATGACCCAACTCCTTTAATAAAGTTTTATAGTACCTAGGGACTGGCGCCCTAGACCCTTGTGCGGTTATGACACTTCCAGTCGGAAAAACATCCGACATAAAGTAGTCATTGAACCACCCCTTACTAATGCCTTTCGACATTATTAAGAACTCTGGATTAGGAAATGTTATTTCCCCATCCTCTTTATTTACGTGTAACGGCAAAGGTGAGACCTTTTCAGAAGCCTTAATTTTCTTAAGTATATATCTTGCGATATACGCTGCGCTTTCAAAATTAAGAGTACCTATTAGGTGATTACCCTGAGGCCAGTACCTAAAAACAGTTTGACTTGTATAGGTTTTGTCTCCATTAGAAGAGCCGAATTGCAGTCGATCAGATTCAAAATCTTGACCGAACAAAGCAATATGAAAATGTGGGCGTCTACTTAAATCG